AGCGTTAAGAGTACCCCGAAGGGTGTGACCCCCAACACATTGCTATGTTGGATACTGATTTTCCTTTCGGTAGTCAGGCCTGTGGCACGGTTCACCTGTGGTTTGCCGGGATGACTTGGGGGATTGCTATGGTTTATGTCCATTTCCTGGCACAGGGCTTGCTAAGACCCATACCCTACCTTGCATCACAGGTAGTGGCTCCAAGAAACCCACGTTTCGTATCGTGGGTATGCCTCCAAGTTAGGCCGGGTGCGGTGTATCCACCCGAGTCAGTTTAACGACTTGTACTAGGTCGTTGAGTTTTAACGTCTTCAATCCTGACGATCAGGTGTACATAACGAGGTCACCCACCCCGCCACCTCCGCTCTCATTTCATTGAGTTGGGTGGTTAGATTTGTTAACCCAGTATCCTCTGGGGCAGTGTACAGCACAGAAGCATGCTTCCCAATTTGATCAGTGGAGGGATTCCACTTCGTTCTATAGGAGGTTATTCAAGTCTCCCAGAACCAGCCAATTGCTGGGGGTCGTTAGCCCCCTCACTGAACCTGTTGTTCCCCGTATATTTTTGGTGGGTTGTATCACAGATTAAACCCTTTGAATGTTGACAGTTGCACATGCACTGCCACAAATGCTAGCAATTGCGCCAATTGTGAGCACTGCCGCTGCGAACACTGTTGTGGACAGTACGCAGACCGCTATCACATGTAGATCATCCATCGGCCACACAAAGTACGATACGACGGTAAAGGACTAGTTTACCCGAGCTTACGAACCGAAGTTCTGCCTGTTTCCCAGGATCCGAATTTGCGAGTGGTGTTGATCTTCACTATGTGTCAGCGAGACTGGCCTTGTACTCTTTAGCTGCAGTGAGGCCCAATGACCTCCTAATCCTGGTGTATTCTGAGGCTTGTTCTCTTGTCATTCCAGAAGTGGAAGACTGTGAACCAGGGGAGGCCAAGCTAGTTTTATTGGTATCTATGAAACGGGAAAGAAAATTTTTTGGTTGTTTTGGCTGCCTGTCGTAAAGCAGAGTAGATGGTGCTCTGTTTACTTCACGCAATTTTTCAGCTATGACAGGAGGAACATCATCTGGTGTGATGTTCTGGCCTTGGTAAGTGCCAAGGACTTCTTTTGTCTGAGGCTTTGGTAAAGACCTTCCATCTTGGTCTATTGGTCTACTGCTCATCTCAGATTTTGAGGGTAAAATGTCCGGGGCAGCATCAGGTATGGATTCAGTGGCTGCCTCGTATTCACGTCTGGCCCTCGTAAGTTCTTCCTCTTTCAAGTCAAAGGCTCTTTCGGCCTCGGTGTCGGAGGTTGGGGAAAGGGGGTCGACTGGAGATTTTGAGTCCATCTCCTTGTCGACCATTGGTTGTTCCTCCTCCTGCTCTGGCACTTGTTTAGGGTCGTAGGATGGTAACACATTCAGCCACCCATAATCTCGGTTTTCTGTTCTCCTAACCGTACTCGTGTGCCTGTTGTAGCGTTGTGCCTCAACATCAGATTCATCCACAGTGACAGATATGGACCCAAATTCCATCCTTTTATCTGTATATCCTCCATAAGACACAACATAGTTGTACTTGTCAGACTTCATGGTCTTAGGTGCCATGAGGTAAAACTTGGGGTCAGCACCCCGAGCTTTAACATGGAAGGATATCACAGCGTCTCTTTCAACTATCTGTCCATCAGTGAATTTGCAGCCGTTCAGTTCCAAATCTTCATGGCCTGGACGCCAGGTGTTAGTTCCTAGAAGATTGGTTATATCACAGCCGACGTAGTTGCCTACGCCCCAGTAATCCCCGCTTTGGTTTTGGTAGGCTATCAAGCCTATCCAATATCCGTCTCTGTTTCCTCCAATGTGGTCCACTGATTGTAGACCTTCGCAAGAAATATTAACGCTATACTCTCCAGCGGGTATAGGAAATATGAATGCTGCTTGCGCTTGAACGCTGTTGTTGGAGTTCCACCATGCCTTAACGGTTCTTTGCTCAGAAGTTTCGTTTTCGATGTACTGAAAAGACTGATCATTCATTGCCTTGACGGCAATACTATCCGAACTCTCCCTAGTTTGTATGACAACATAGGGCGTTCCTACGTACTCGAAAAACCGTTTGTGTTGAGGCTCTGGTGTTGGCTGCGGATCAGGTTTAGGCTCTGGTTGGGGTTGGGGTGAAGGCTCTGGTGTTGAGGAGTCTACCTATTTGGGAGTCATGTTGGCAACGCGTATTGTAATGATGAATTGCCCGGCGGTATCAGATGTACTACCATTTGCCTTGTATAGCATGTAAAATTGGTTCACCGTGCTCTCCCTGAATTCCTTCCCGTCAATCTGTTGGGCGGTGAAGTTTTTGGTTGCTGATTTTGAGAGGGTGAATGAGTTAATGTAGCTACCCAAGGTTGATTGTGAGCACGAAGTGTCGAGTTCAATAAACATTGCGCCGACTGTAGAGGCGGACGCGTGTGACTTAAACTCAACCTTGACGTTTGTGATCTTGTAACGGTGGTAGGACTTGAGTATTCCACCTGAAAGCGCTGGGCATTGCGAAAGGTCGGGACCGAACTTGATTGTCCCTGAGGAGTTGGCCTTAAGGTCGTTGACTGAGAATACGAATACCTCAGTCCTGCCTGCTGGTCCAGATATAAGATTTGCCCCTCCTCCTCTTGTGCGTCGACGAGTTCTTCGTTTTGGTCCGGCTCGATTGGGTTGGACCACAACCATTCTCCGAACTGCGCCAGCGCGCCTTGCTCTCCTTGGGCCATTTCTCCTGCGGTTATTTCTACGGCCTACTGAATTCATTCACCACCTCTCTAGTGGTGTCAGAAACTTTATTGTAGATAAAGTAAGAGAGAGCTAATGTACAGGGTATAGAAACTATAAACCCTATTCCAAACCCAGCTAAGATTTGGTAATTAATAGTCGTTTTGTGAGTGGTTTTCCGGTATGGAAAGTAGTATTGATTGCAGATGTGGAGTAGTCACCTTCACACTCTGGAGTTGGGCACTCACCGTAAGATTGTCGTAGTACCGCTCGACAATTTGTTGTATCTTAGGGTCAACTCCGAATGATTCCCAGTAGGACATCCTACTATGATTGGTGATAGGTGTGTCTTCAAAGGTACGTCTACCTTGTAGTCTCTCATCTGTTCCATACGAAATGACGTTCTTAATGAATTCTTCACTCACTTTCTTGTACCCTGAGCTTCTATATAGGCATTTATAGAAACTTTCAAGTATGGGTACTCCAGCGTTAAGCACCAAACCACACTGAGCCACAGCCGACATGTAACTTTTGACGTCGGATTGGTTGAGCATGCTCAGTAGAGTTGTGCTGTCTTTGCCTATGCTGTCGGGCCTTCTGACCATTCTGTATTTTCCATTAATAGAGACCGGTTTTGACTGGCAAAACTCCAATTGTTCCAGTTCGTAAACTGGTTTTTCGGTCACCATGTTGAAACCATACTGGAGGAAGTGGTCGTACATGCCATCAAAGAGCTTCTCATTGGCTCTGTCTGTAATGATGACACAGTCGTCTCCATTGTTGCATAGTTCGGCTTCAACACCCAGCTTCTTGAAGTATGCGTGCATCATGCCGCACATTATGAGCTTGTTTCCCATGCTGGTATTAATGTCACCGGACATTCTGTGGCCTCTCACCTTGAACCTAAGCATTTTGTCCTCAACAAACATTTTGATGTTGTTGGATATCTGGTGTTCAAGTGCAAGAGCCAATTCGCTATCACCGAAGATTCCATTGTATATCCCGTGTTCCCACTTAAGCGCCTGCTCTGACACGTGTTGATCAAAGCGACTAGCATCCACGCCGATGGCGACGGGGCATGCAAACTTTTGCCACTTCTTGGCTATGATTCTTCCTTGCTTGAAGTTGTCATAGCCAGAAAGCACAGTGGGGGATCCGAACACACTATCGATAGCGTGCATGATCTTCTTCTCGTTGAATTTCAAACGAGTTCCTAGGATGATATTGTACCGCTTGCTGCGGGGGCAAATCAGCCGGGGGGCGATGTCCTTGGTCATCCAATGTTTTTCCTTCTTGAGGAAAGCTTGCACATTAGCATCCCTCTGTTGGTAGGGGGTTGTTTTCAAGGATGCAATGGCTTTGTGATACATGGCCCTCTTTCCTGCGCTATAACTGTTAGCCAGGAGTTGCGCTGGATATGTTTTACAGTATCCCACCTCGTCGATAATGGACTTCTGGAAGTAATCCATCGTATCAGTGAAAATGTCATGCTCAGGGCGGGGGGGGTAAATGGGTTTGTCCCCCTTTCCTACTGTAAAAACTCTTCTCTCCACTGCGACAAGCGCGTTGTGCAGGGAGGCATTTGGTGCCTTATATACTAAACCTAAGTGGGTTTGGCTAAGGTATCTAATACTACTACTAACCTTACGGAATCGGGCTCCGTCTGTGACCGCAATCTCTGGCAGCCCGAGAATGGGAAATGGGCTCTCAAAACCAGAGGCGGTACAGAGCCCCTCTAAAAACCCGCGGAGTCAAGCACGTCCATGCGTTCCCGCCTGGCGCGTGCTTCAGGACTCTGTAGCACCATCTTTAATTTGATGTCTTTCATGGTTGGAATTGGTACAGACATCGTTGCGCATTGCTTTAGATATGTTTTGCTAGCAATGTCGAGTTTGAATTTGTCCCCTACGTTTTCCACGTATCGGGCGATGGTGGCGAGAGACAGTTCATCAGCGTTAAGAGTTGAGTTCTTCAACTTGACTGTCTCTGTTATCCAAGTGGAGGCGGCGTCCCTAGCTTCGGCGGTGTCCTTGATGGACCGCACCTCTTCCAAGATAGGTTCGAGGTGTTTCGATTCTTCGCCGTTCTTTTCTTTTGTGACCTCCTTCATGAGGCCAGTCTCCACTTTCTTGACCTCTGTAAAGCTGTAGAGGTCTTGCACGTCAACGGGGGCGAACATTTCCGCTCCAATCTTGGCAGCGGCTTTAGCATTGTCCTTCGCCTCGTCTTTGACGTCCTTCACCAATCTGAGACGACTACGCAGATCGTTCCAGCAGTTGATGAAGCCGCGGCCTTTCTCTTTGATGTATTTCTTGGCCGCACGCACCTCAAACTGGTGCTGTTCGTCTAGGAGTCTCTCGAGCTTCTCGCTCTTGACTTCTAGCTCCTGCTTGGTGGGCTCGCAGGAAAGTGGTGCGTAGACACCACCTCTAGACTTCAGAAAGAAGTCGTTCCAAGCCTCGGTCACCCCTGATTTGGATTTTTGGGCGACCAACAGTTTCAAGAGGCTCCTGGCCTCTTCCACCTCATCCTCCCTCTCGGCGAACTCCTCAGCGAGTTCAGCCTCGAAGTCCTCGATGTCAGCCATGTGCCCAAAACACATGTTGACAAAGGCGTCATGGGCCTTGAATTGCCCGGATATCTCCATCAGCCATCGTTTAAAAGAATAATATATAGATTTTAACCTAGAGTAGCAATGGCTGATGAAATCTTTGACCGCCTTAGCACTAGCTCCTATCAAAATTTCGAAGAACATGGTGGCGGTAGGGGAGGA